AGCAAAACCAACTACACAAAATCAAAAACAACAAAAACCAAAAAAAGATTTGACTGGTTTAGGAACTATGCTTATAGCGTTAGGCGGTGCTTTGCGTGGGGATGAAAATTTTTCAGCAAGAGCATTACAAATAAAACAAATAGCTGACAATAATAAAAGAATCAAAGAACAAGAAAAAGCATGGGAAACATGGAAAGAAAATAATTTAGATATCTACCCTGAAAGTTTCAAAAATTTAGCTAATTTGTTAAGTGCGGAGCAAGGAATAGATTTAGCTATCAAATTTTCACAACCACCAAAACCAAAAACACAAAGCGAATATGCGGCTGACATTTTACAAAAAATTAGAACAATACCTAATTATCAACTAACACCAGAAGATGAGTTGGTATTACAAGTTTTAAGAAAAGCTGATCCACAAACCAGAACCATAGAAGATATTAGCGCAGAGGCAATACGACTACAAGGTATGCAAAAAAATAAAATACCAGATATAACTGGTTTATCGGCAGAAGAGCAACGAAAAATATATGATAATCTTAAAGATGGCGATAAATTTATTAGGGATGGTATAGAGTATATTAAAGGACAATAATGCCGCGCGATCCTTTTTTACCAACAGATCCTTTTCTGGATAAAACATTATCTAAAAGACCTACTGATCCTTTTTTACAAACCACAGAAAAAGTAGGTTTTGCAACAAATTTATTTAGAACTTTAGGCGGTGCTGCGCGGGATATAGCACAATCTACAATAGATTTAGCACAAGATATTGGACCAAGTGGTCCAGGTTTTGTTTTTGGTGATGATCCAAATACGCCTGAAATAGAAAAGGGAATTAGATTTACAAAAGATGTTGGTGACGCAAGAATTAAATTACCAACAGTTTCAGAGCCAACATATTTTGCAGGTCCTTTTGCGCGTGATGTTGCTACCTTTGTTCCTGCATTTACAAAAGTAGGCAGTCTAGCATCTGGTATAACAGCAACAACAACAAAACAAAAAATTGCAAAAGGTGCTGGTATAGGTGCTATTGCTGAACAGTTTGCTTTTAGTCCTTATGAGCAAAGAATATCAAATTTAATTCAATCAAAACTACCAAACCCTGTCACAGAATATTTACAAGCAGACCCTAATGATTCAGCCGCTACAGCAAGATTTAAAATGGCCTTAGAGGGTGCAGCGCTAGGTGTTCCTGTAGATGCTGCTTTGCGTACTATAGGCAAACTAAGAGCAGCTAAAAAAGAAAATGATGTAGTAGAACAAATACAAGAAACACAAAAAACACAAGAACCTTTAGTGGTACAAGACACGCCACAAGAAATTATTGCAGAGGGTACGCCTCTTGGTGCAGCAATAGAACAACCCACGCCAAAAAATAAAATGTTACCGCCTAGTTTACGAAACCCAGATCCAAGACAAAGGCCAGAAGTTTTGACTGTAAGAAGTTTGTTGAAAGGAAGAGTTCCAAGAAACGATCCTGATTTTGAAGAGATAGCATCAGCGCTTGGTTATGATAAATCAAATTTTCCTTTAGCATATACAGCACCAAACGCGCCGGTGAGTCCTGCTACTGGTAGAGTTAAATCAAGTGTTGCTGATGAACTGTTAGAACAACTTGATGAATTTGATTTTTTTCAAGGCACTGGTAAGGGTATTAGAGAAACCGAGGGCAAACCAAAAGAATTAACGCCAAATGATTTGTTTGAGGCATTAGAGAAAAACATAGCTTTACCACAATTTGAACCAGAAATGATTAGATATTATGAAAAACAAAAAGAAATTGATAATATTTTAGAAACCTTAGAGGCTGAAAATATAGATCCAGTAGGATTAAGTGAAGAACAATTAAACAAAGTTCTAAACAAAATATTTGAAAGGGATAATGCAATAGCAGATGTAGTAGATCAACAAGAAAAATTAGCTATATCCAAACAACAAACCGATGAAATTTACCAAGAAATGATGGCTATGGAAAAAAGCAGATCAATTACCTTGGATGATCTTGATGTAATACCACCACGAAATACTATAGATGATGTTCCAGAATCATTTACATCAAAAGATGTTGGTTTTAGTACAAGGCCAGAGAGATCTATAGAAAACATAGGCGAAGAAAAATTTGCTGGTAACATCAATCTTACAAAAATTAATGAGCCAGATGAAATCAAAAATGTTATAAACAAAATTGCTACTGACAATAATAGTTTTTTAGATGCCAGAAGAAATGTAGTAAAGTTTGGTAGCAAAGGAGAAAACCTAGAGGCACTTGCTAGAGATTTAGGTTTGTCAGATGCAACATTATTTAAGAGAAAAGTTGGACAGGCTTTCAATTCTGAACAGGCTTATGCAGCCAGAATATTGTTTGACGAAGCAATATCTGAAGCATACGATCTTGCAAAAATTGCAAAGGATGTAAACGCATCACAGGTTGATTTAATTAATTTTCAGGTTGCTATGGCCCGTGCGGCAGCAATACAAGAACAAATAGCTGGTATTACTGCTGAAGCTGGTAGGGCCTTACGATCTTTCAGAGAAAGTGTTGGGCCTGCATCTGGTAAAAATCCAAAAGAGAGAGATAAATTAATTAAAGAATTTGTCGCTTTAAAAGGCGGTGATGATGTAATTAAAGATATAGCAAACAAAATGAGTTTGTTAGACGATCCAGCTGCGTTGGCAAAATTCACCAGAGATCAATACAAGCCGACATTTTTAGATTATATACAAGAGTTTTGGATCAATGCTTTGTTATCATCACCTTCAACACACATTGTCAACACGCTTTCAAATACACTTGTTGCTGGCCTTACACCTATAGAATACATTACAGCAGCAGCCATAGGTAAGGTGCGTGGCGGTGAAAATATTGTTACATTTGGTGAGGCTGGAGCAAGAGTATTAGGTACTTTATATGGAACGATAGACGGCTTGCGCGCGGCTGGTAGGGCTATCGTAACTGGCGAGGCAGTAGATCCGCTTACAAAACTAGAACTCAATAGACAAGAAACAATACCAGGTATTCTAGGTAGGATAGTTAGATTGCCAGGCACGGCGCTTGTTGCAGAAGATGCTTTTTTTAAATCTATTGGTTACAGACAAGAGTTGTGGGGCAGAGCGTTTAGACAATCACAAAAAGAAAAGAAAGGATTGGCAAGGGCTTACGAAATTATGCGCAATCCAGAAGAACTAGCACCAGATGTTCACATAGACGCAATAGATGCTGGTAGATACCAAACATTTACAAATCCGTTGGGTACGGGTGGACAGGCTTTTCAAAAAATTGTGCAAAGATACCCAGCATTAAGATTTATTACGCCTTTTATAAGAACTCCAGTCAACATAGTTAACTACGCTTTTGAGCGTACGCCTGCTGGATTGTTGGGTGAAAGGTATAAAAGAGCCATACAACAAGGCGGTGAGGTAGCAGACTTGCAAAGAGCAAAGTTAGCTGTCGGTGCTGCCATTGGTAGTTCTGTTTTGTATTATGCAAACTCCGGCCTCATAACTGGTCGTGGGCCTACTGATAGCAGAGAAAAATCAATATTAATGGAAACAGGCTGGCAACCATATTCACTGAGAATCGGTGATAAATATTATAGTTATAATAGGTTTGAACCAGTTGGTATTCTTTTTGGTATAACCGCAGATATGTCTGACATTGGTAAGTATGTTGATAGACAACTTACAGCCGAGGAAAATGTAGAACTTGGCAAGCTGATGTCTATGTTAGCTGCATCATTCTCAGAAAACATTACAAACAAAACTTTTTTGACTGGTCTTAGTGACACTATTGAAATGATAAATGATCCAGATAGATATGGTGAAGCTACAATACAAAGGTTTGTCTCTAGTTTTGTGCCTACATTTACATACTACGAAAGGAAAGCTGACGATCCTGTAATAAGGGATGTCCAAACTTTTGGTGATAGTTTTGTAAATAGATTTCCAGAAATCGTTGGTACAACTGGCGCTCGTACTTCTGTTGATCTGCCATCAAAAAGAAATGTGTTTGGAGAGATAAGAACATTTACACCGACATTTGATCCGTTGGGTGGCAGGTATTCACCTGTAAGAGTATCAACTGTAACAGATGATGTGGTATTTAATGAGTTTGTAAACCTAGGCTATACGCCACCTTTCCCAAAAAGAACTATTGGTAATGTAAAACTTACACCGCAACAATACGAAACATTGTTAGCAAATCAACAAATTTTGCAAACAAAACAAATAATTGCTAGGTTAGTTACATCACCTGGATATAACAGATTAACAACATCTGCAAAACAAGATGCTATTGCAAAAATATTTAGAACAAATCAAGAGAAAGCCAGACAAATGTTACAAGGACAATATCCAGAAATAGTGCAAAAAGAAATACAAGAAACCATAGAAGCTATACAAAATTAATCAATAGTTACTTCAATGGTGTACTTGCCTATGTTCTCGCCTTCTTGATCCACGCCGTAAACCATTTCTAATTCAAGATCAATAAAGTGTTTGGCCTTCATAAGGTCTTTTATTCTATCTTCTTTACCGCCTTTGTTTCTGGTTATGTATTTAAGTGTACTGCCTAAGTTATAACTTAGTTTATTTGCATATATATATTCTATTGGTTGTATGCTATGCTGTTTGTAATGGTCGCCGTCAACTTGGTTGTTGGTTGCCAGTCTATCTATTGATTGATCCCACTCATCAATATTATTTTTTTTCATATTTTTTCTCCACTTTAAGTAATATTATGCTATATTAACACTTATATATAAAAATGATCTCAAAGATGTTGTCAGAATGGAACAAGAATCTTATAGATCCATAAATGGCTCACGCATTACTAAGTCCTAGTGCAGCAAAGATTTGGATGTCCTGTCCAGGGATGCCAAAACTTGCGCAACAAGTAGAATACAAGGTAGGCGTGCCAGCCGCAACGGGTACATTGATACACGAAATGGTAGAAACATTATTAAAAGGGAGATTACAAAATTTGACGCTTGAAGAATACTATCTTGGTAGTACACATCATGTTGAAGATTTTGATATTACAGTAGATCAAGACATGGTTGATTGTGCAAAGGTATATGTAGAATATATTGACAAGCGTATGCACGATCTTGATATAGCCAGACCACTTATTGAAGAAAAGGTTAGGATGCCAGAGATACATAATGACCTATGGGGTACAGCTGACGCTATATTGTTAAGTAAAAACCATTTAGAAATAGTTGATCTAAAATCTGGTAAATGGGCTGTAGAGCCTGACAATCCACAATTACGCATTTATGCTTTAGGAGCATTATCTCGTTATGGTAACGAAGATACACAAGTTCAAATGACCATTGTGCAGCCAAGAGGTTGGCACAAAGACGGCCATATCCGATCATACTACATATCAGCCATTAACTTGGTTGAATGGGGCTATGAAACTTTAAAGCCAGCCGCAGAGGCATGTTTTGAAGAAATACCTACATATAATTATAGTGAAGCTGGCTGTCGCTGGTGTAATGCTAAAAGTATATGTAATACTTATAACTCAAAAAAAAGGGAGAATGTAAATGTCTAAAAAAGATAATACACAACAAGATGTGCCAAAAGCACCAAAAAACACAATACAATTTGGGGACGGCCCTGAGTATGTTGTTGATGAAATGCCAGATGA